ATTACACCCCGCCGAGAACGGCGGGGTGTAATTATTAAGATTGATTTTTATTTATCTGCGATGATGATTGTCGTGACCGCGACTGTGACCGAACCCGAAGTTTAGATCGATTATAACAGACCCACGAGAACTTCTTGGATGGACATAAACTGGCCTAATCACTGGTTCCTCTATAATCACAGGAACTTGTTCGATTATGACTGGCCTCTGTTCGATTATGATTGGCCTCTGTTCGATTATAACTGGCCTCTGTTCGATTATGATTGGTGCTGGTGCTGGTGCTGGTGCTGGTGCTGGTGCTGGTGCTGGTGCTGGTGCTGGTGCTGGTGCTGGTGCTGGTGCTGCTTCTTTATGAAGCTCAGTCTTTACCTCGGTCACGACTGCTGGGGTATTCTTTGAGAAATTAGAAACTAAAACCCCACAAGCAACACCAACTAAAGCAATCCCAGCCAACATAATTCTACGCATATTGTCTCCATTAATTAAAGAACGTCACTTTCGTAATAGCTGAATCAACTTCGTACCTATTGCTGTTATCATCAAACATCGATGTATATTTGACTATGTCTGAGTTTTTATAAGGTTCTGCTTTCATGGTTTTTTCTGTTGGTAATGTCTTTGTAATCTTCCCATTGGGGCTTTTTTGGTGACAATAAATAACAAAATCCACCACCACCTCGTGTTCTGTATTATTAACAATTACTGCGCTCCATTCACAACTATTGCCCGTCATTGATAAAATTTTTGGTTCTAAAACTATACCAGCATCTTTACTTGAAACAACTTGATAGGTTTCCCGTGTTGTTTCGCGGGACGACTTTGTGAAAACAGTCTGTCCCTGACACCCAGTTAAGACAATCGCAATTAATATTAATATATTTTTCATGGTTGTGCCTCCTAGGGCCGTCAAATACGTTTTGACGGTATGCGCTAAAAGAGAGATAGTTGTTGTGGTTTTGGTTGTTCTGGCGGTTCTATTGGCTTGGTTTTAACCAATCGCCTTCTAGCCAGTTCTCTACCAATATCGGATGGGGTTTCTTTATATTTATCGGAAGCCATTTTAATAGCTCTATACATTTTAAGGTTGCGTTTTGTGTATAAGGCCATAGCTAGGTCGGCCGCCTCTTTTAAGAACTTACCCTCTGATATCGTAATTAGTTTCATATTAATTATATACCGGCTGAGTAAATTCCTGGAATTTCATGTGTTCTATTTGTTCCACGGTTGCTTCATAAACTGCTTCGATGATGTCGGCACATTCTTCTTCATTAATTTCTTGATCAGTAGCTAATTTATGAATTATGTCCGGAATGGGAGTCATTAACCCGTCTCCGCCAACCATGAACCAACCTGCGCTAAATCATAAGTGTAATCAGTAGATACAACAGATAGGGCGGTTTTAAATGTAATATTTTCACCAAACCAAGCCTTGGAATTATTATTCCAGGATGACAGCACACAATGATCATCATGTTTTTTAGACACTGAATATATGATCCCATTGGACCTGAAGTATATTATCCTCCCAGCATTTAAGATACTTGCCAAATCTTCCATATGGTATATTTGATGGTAATGTCAAATATACCATAAACAGATATAGAATTCCTATCCAGGAGAACACATGAAACGCAATAGAAGATTGGATACACCAAAAGGTGGCAGCGATGCACCAAAAGGTAGCGATGCAGATGTTTGGAATTTTATGAAATCCTATGAATCGACCGCCTTAGTTCCGAGTATGAGGAAAAAGCTTGGAAAATATGCCGGGAAGAATGTTCACAAATAAATTGGAGGCCGCGATGTGGTACTTAACTATAGTAATACTATTAATAGCAGCAATAATCTGTGCCTCTAAGGAGAAAGGTCAATAAGATAATTCAACCTTAATGATCTTCTTCGCATCAAATGTTGGCACATCAAACTCACCAAACAAAATTTTGGTTTCTCCTGGCAACAATTTTGCCACTTGGTCGTCTGCGGCAATTATCTTGTTATTGATATCGAAGGCATATATAAATACCATATAGATATTTTTATTAGTTGTGTTGGAAGCCGGAAGTTTCCATTTCAACAAAGACATCCCAACACTTTCTCCTTGCATTACAGACCATGGTTTGGTTTCAGCTGGTGTAATTGGTACGGGTATGTTCTCTAATTCTAGAGACGGTAATGCTTCTGGCGAGGATTTACACCCCGCCAGAAGCATTATCCCTATAAATAATACTTTTTTCATATTATGCTCCAAACACTGGGCCTTCTAAAAGATCCTTTGGTCCAGTGAGCTGTGGTACCTGATCATAACCATTCTTCTGAAGGAGATCCAACATCAAGGCGTGGACTTTAATCCAAGTCTTGTCTGCCACAGAGTTAAGGGCTGTGCGCCATGCCCACGTCATGGCGCCCTGTGGGACACCTTCTTCTACGGCGTCTGCTGAAGTTTGGTTATCCCTGCATCCAGAGAGCAACACATGTCTCTGGTCAATATAATGGACGTTGGTTCCAGACCCAATTGTCCCCCTAACCCCGAACGTGTTCTTGGTGGTAACCCTGTCCCTCCCACGCATTTCTATATCGATCGGCGGAGACACAAATTTGGGGTGATTTGGTTTCGAGCCGGGGGGTTTGATGCCTCTATCAATGCTTCCACTATGACATGCGTCAGCGATCAAAAAAACATACACACCCTTTTGGAAATTGCGTAAAAATATAGCCAAATTATCGTCGCATATTTCCGGTTTTGGTACTTCACCAAGAAGTGCTTGACACGCAGCAGCATCTGGAGCGCTAGTTGGAGAATCCCAAAGGTATGGAAAATCATATGAACACAAGCATTCGTCTTGTCGATCTTCTACCTCATCACCATCGCGATCAACCACCTGAGTTCCATGACAACTCCATTGAATACACACCTTGTCGCCAGGAACAGCCACCTTAGTCAACCAATCAAGTCTCTGAAATTGGTTTAGTCTAGTAGCGCGCGCATCACACACCATGCGAATGTTCTCTGGTACCCAACCATTATTCATCAATATTTGCCGACCATTAATCACATCATTGATGCATCCCCTAAGGGCGGCACCGGGGTCAGCAAATTCATTAATTCCTACGTGTAGTGAATAATTCATGATATCTCCTTATTTACTGCGAATAACAACCCTGTATCCAGATCTTGACTTTGTGACAGTGACCGGACGGCGCCAATCAATCTTCGAAGTGTTGGCGCTAACAACAATTTCATCTAAACCCATCTTAATAATGGCAATATTGTCGGCGCCAAGCTTTTCAACTGGTAAAATCTGTGCTGCGGCAATATCAAAGAGAGCGATGACTGCCGGAATGTATTGACTCCATCCTTTGGATACCATGAATTTAACGACCGCATCTCTTGCTGCGTCAATTGGAAGATCACCAATTTTGCCGGTATCCAGAAATTTTGATACCTCGGTCGCCACTTCGATCGCCGTGCTTTTTGTCTTATCGTAATTTTCAAGAGCGACTTCGTCAAGAAGAATCTTTGTAACAACCACTGCTGTTGATTGAACAGTCGCAGCCCTCATGTTCTTAGAATAATCAGCGCTCGAGCAACCAACCATCAGACCACAAGCAGCAACCATCATCAACACCGATACGCATTTCATGTCTTTCTCCTTTATCATCGCACCATGCGATTAGATATTTTGCATCATAACGTTTTTATGCACTAATTGGGCGGATTTCAATATTTCACCGAGCTGCTCTTGGTTGTATTTAGCTTCTCTTGCTAGGTTTGGTGAAATTGTATTAGTCGTATCATATTGTTGTAAAACCCACAATCCAGCATTATGAAGGAAATTTCCCATAATCGGAATATCATCTATTCCTATATAAGATGGACACAGGGTGGTATGAAATTCAACCTCAATACCCGCCCCAAATGCCAGATTAAAACTTTGTAGCACACTATAAAGATTACCTGTTTCGCCAGTTATTTCCAACAATCTACGATCTGGCATTTGTTTGAAATCAAGGCAATAACAATCAAGCAATTTGTCTTTGATTAATTTCTCGACAGTCGCCTGGTCCTTAACTTTCTTTATGAAATCACATAAATCTGGTTGTAGGGTTGGTTCACCACCGGAAATACATAAACCATCAATCCATCCGCTTTTGCTTTCTATATATTTAAATACCTTTGCCTCATTGATTAATTCTAATTTATCTGTGTCAAGGATGAGATACCCGGCATGGCAGTATGTGCACCTCCAATTACACCCAGGCGTCCATATGATGGACGAGACGTGCCCGTCCCATTCATTGAGGCTAGACTCTTGGAAGCCAGCTATTAGCATGCACGTAAAATACCACAAATCAATCAAATATATTAAAGACAGGAGACGACTATGAACGAAATAGAAATCAAAGACATTCAAAATGTCGCCCAAAATATGATAGTTGGTAGCAAGCAGCATACGTTATTTAAGTCAGTATTAGGAAACAATTTCCCTTTGTTGTCGTCTAAATCATCGGCGCCAGAATATGGTGAGGTAGAACCAGCTGGCGAAGTCAATTTGAAGATGGCAGGAATTACAACCGGTGATCAAAGTGCGGTTATTGCTATCAAAACCAGCTCTGGAGAAACACAAAAGGCCCCCGACGTTAACGCGGGAGCCGATCAAGAGGCGCCTACATCGCCTGGTGGTTTAAACAGTCAACTATATGGTCCGCTAAAGCCGTGCTCTAAGCAATTCATAGTTAAGAGTTAATATGAAAGTAACTGAACAGACAGAAGTGACATTAGATGGTAAGAGATATCTTCTCGAACCAGGAGATGATATTACCATCAATGAAGGTATTATTATGGCGATTTTAAAGAAGTTGTTACCAATTCAATTCTTAGAAAAATTGAGCCCGTTTGGTAAAGATGTGATGGGGGCGATGTATCGAATAGACCCAAAGAAAACAACAAGGGTGGCTCAGAAGTTTAGAGAAAACCCAAGCCTTTTTAGTTTGTTTGACTAACCAACATAGAATCTCTAGCAATTTCTAATTTGAGTTTGTCTTTATAGGACAAACTCAAATCTACGCGATCTAATATATGGTTTGATGAATCAATTACTAAATATCCTTGTTCATTTGCTAGCACTAGCCAAGGACACTGATCATATTTATCTATTGGGTGAAAATTATTTATTTCATAGAATGAAAATATATCTTCCTGCACACCAACATCTTCAGATATAATACCATTTTTAAACGTGCGGAACCCAACAAATTCCGCGCGCTCGATTTTATCATAAGTCTGTTGAAAATTATGCATTCCAATTTTCCTTGATCGACTTCTTTGCCAAATCAATGATTTGTTCGTATAGTGGCATGTATGAACCTGGTTTGATTCTTCCAAGGTCTTCTAAATTTTTAATGTATTCACATGTCCTACCAAGCAAATGCAAAAAATCCTTGGTTGCATCTTCTTCTGTGAGTCCGTGTTTTGGTGTGGGTGTGGTCGCAATGAACATGATATTCTCCTTATAACGGTCCTAATAATGGTCCAATCACTTCACCCAAGTGATTTATATATTAACCATAAATTATAATTATTGTATAAATACCGTGAAATGATCGCCAGATGCCAGGATAGCATCACCAGTAAGTTCAATACAAACTGGACATCCAGTGTTGAATCGCATCAGATCTGGGGAAATCATTTTGCCAAGTTTAAATAGATATGGCTTGTTCGGAGGTATAGCAAATGGTTGCAGTTTGTTTGGGATATTAATTGATGTTGAATGACCATATGCTATCCCAGAAAATGTTCCGGTCGGAATAAATAATCTCATTAAATAATTAATATGTTCAGACCATGATTTTAAATCAATATTTACTTGAATGTTCTTTGAAAGATCACCGAAGATACCATCCTGAGAACACTTAAAAAAGAATGATGTTAAATCATACCACAAAGTTCCTGGTCTAAATTCTGTTGGTGTTTTGTCTGAAGTTTGGTTAGCTAACAACCCAAGAACGATCATTCTCATCCAGTCATATCTCGGATATGATCCGGGTTCAGCATAATTGTCATGATCTTGCCCAGTCAAACCAACTTCTGTCGCAAAATTGATGACATGATCTTCTGGTAATCTAATTATGTTATTCATATTATATTTTTGATTTATTCTGTGAATTCACGTCCGGGACTAATAAGCAACGCCTCTACGCGTCTCTTGGGGAATGGGGATATCGACTCGCAACATGTAATTGATATAAGTCTATCGTCAGCAAATAGCGATACCGTTTTTGATTTTTTCCCATCCACGATGACCTCTCTCATTGCGGATTTAAACTGACCGCATTTTCTACACTTAATATATACATCACCTTTTTTGTCACTTTTAGCAGTCACCGGAATCCTTGGATGAAATTCTAGACTAGATAATGACCGAAATTGTCTATATGTGACTGGTGTGTTTTCGATTACTCGAGGTGGATTGCCGGTGGATATCCATGCAATCTTGTCGTCTTCTTTTATTTCTTTTAATGATCCATCTCTGACGTGTGTTCTAAGATGTGATGCTCTGGCAGCCGTAAATTTACCAAGATCTTTCTTACAAATTATGCAAATATTATCCTCTTGTCTTAAGTTCTGTTTCATGTGACCTCTTGGATTTGGAAGGTTGGATAATAAATTTTTTCTTGGGTAAGAGCCTTAAGTTTTAAATTTCTGAATATTTTCCTACAAGTGCTCCTGAGCCAAAGCATATCAGAATATAAAGTACATTTTATTGCGGACGGGGCCACAACCAACGCAATGTTTTCTGTCATTTCTACACCCGCTGCTTTGACATTTATAAAAACCATACCATATGTTTCGTCGATTTCGCCTATACCACAGAAGCACCCAGACATTAATACTTTGTTAAGTCTAAACACAAAATGATTGCCAATACTATTCTTGAGCCTGTCGGTCTCCATATTGATCTCCTGTCCCTTATGTATAGATTGAATAATAATTTTATAATAATTATTGTTGTGTATTAATAGAATTAATGGTCTCTTTAATTTTAGTTACAACATCAGCTGAAATTTTTTCAAGAGCGGTTTTGCCAAAATACCCATCAATATTTTTGGACAAAACCACGCAAATTGATTTTTGACCTTCATCTAATATACTATCAATTTCATGCTGTTTCAAAGTCGCCGCCACAAGTTTATATAATAGTAGTGTATTGAGTAAATCATTAATGTCTTTGGTAAGTAATCCTAGTTCTGAATTAGTATCCATTTATTTCCTTCACGATGGCTGGTTGAAGATTAATTGGTATAATACCCATAAGATGCCAGACATAATTACGAACCCAACGATGCAGCCACAACCCCAGACTGATGATATTTTGCCTTCTTCATTAGAATCCATATTATCCCCTTAACCAATTAAAACGGGCCAGGCAAAATGCCTGGCCCGTTAAATACCACGTTCTGTTTTGTCTGCTAGTCTGAATTTTTCCCCATCAGAATATGCCCCAGAATATTCATCGCGGCGCCGCTAGCCATGATCCGATTGACTGACTTCTTGATCATCTGGTTGGCTCTGGTGACACTATATTTATTTTGGTACGCAATCTCTTGGATGCTAAAACCTTTGAAATAATGGTCTCTGATTATATTTGCGTTTCTTTCTGGAATGTAAGTAAGAGCTTTCTCGATGATTTCTCTGGTGAAGGCCTGTTTATCACTGTCATAACTCTCGGCTATGACAGTGTCAGCGATTGTGTCGTCACTTTCATCTCCCATTGGCACATCGATTGAGCTAGTCGGTTGAATGATCGAGATGAAAGAAGAAACATCGAGATTTACTATTTCAGCTATAGATTTGTAGTCATTGGTGTCGACAGCAAGATCACCAAGAGACTTCTTCCCATCGACATCTTCAACTGTTAATTCGGCTTTCCTCAGAAAGGTGAGGATATCCTGCTCATGAACACCTGGTTTTTTCCTGCCACAGCCATCGGTGTGCAACTTATCGCAGGGGCAGTTGGCGCATCTGCATTTACTGACCTGCTTTTTCTTGCCATAGAGGAGGTTGGCGGCTTTGAGCTTTACAGAGATCTGCTCAATTTTGAAGGCCGGGATCTTAACCGGACGATTGTTGTCATCTAGGAACCTGCAAATAGCATTGTGCACTGCGGTTTTCGCGGTTGTGAGAAATCTATATCCTTTGTCTGTGGCACCAAGGAAAGGGGGCCATTTGTCGATGGAATGTAGAATAGCCGCGAACCCAACATTGAAGAGGTCATCGAACCCCATCCCACGGTGGCATTGTTTGTGCAGTTCTCTTGCGATTGTGTATGGTACAAAAGCATACTTCTCGGAAAGAGAATGTCGTTCATTTTCGTAATCAGCCACTGCCTGGGCATGAGCTTGATCGGTATACTTATTGCCATTCGCGTCGAAGGCTCTGCTTCTTATCTCCTTCATCTTAGTGATGTATTCGCGTTCTAGCTCCGCGCCGAAGCTAGGTGCGTTTGGTACTTCAAATCCTTCTCCAACCAAATGGGAGCTGATACCTTCGACGAGATCTTTTCTGATCGTTGTCATGTTCTCCCCTTACCAAAGGCCTACCATAATGGTAGCAATTGGTGTGCCAGAGATAATACTGTGGGTTGTATACTCTAACGACTCTATGTGATCTCTATCTTCTTTTATTATACCACAAGAAGATGCTTTTGTCAATATTTTTTCTTGATTCATCAACTAAGACCGGACGGCTTGTCCCACGTTGGGAGTTGAACTAGCCGATAGACACTTCATCAACTAAGGCCGAATGTGTATTATAGCAACGGTGTCTTTGTGTTTGCTGGTCGGTTTATAACACAGGCATTAAGTACATAGCAACTTAAGCTGGTCTTCCGACTTGGCTTTAATCTTGTCTACTATTCTGGAGAAATGTCTTCTAATGTCGTCTACGGTGGCGTCATTGAGATCTGACTGCGTCATGTGCTTCACGCGCAATATTTTCTCTCCACCAGGAAAATGAATGATTAATCTGACAGTGCCATCTATGGCATCGCCGGATAAAACATATTCACCAATTAGCTGTTCATTTATCCATTGCATTTGATATCTTCATTATGGCACAACTCATTTTCTGCGTGTCTTTGTGACCATTAATGTTGATTAATGTCTTTTTAATTATACTTTTTGCTTCCTCAGCGTCTTCGTCATCTAGAGGTTGCACTATATAGTCTTCTTCGACCAAAACTTGTTTTACTTCTTCGGTTCCGCCATCTTTGGGTATAAGATTACTGAATGGATCTTTATCCCCAACCGCAACGGCTTCTGTAATTACGTCTTGTTTCTTTGATTTACCAGACGCCGGCAGGCCATTTAACTCGTTACCATTGAGCATAATTTGCCAGGAATTCGGATATCTGATTGATTTTGCTTCTTCTATGGTCTTCTTCCTACTGGTGACCATCTTAGCATATTCAACAAGCACTTTACTTTCTAGTTTGTCGATTTCTTCCAGTCCTGGCAACGCCATTCCGCCCGGTTCCGCGCCTGGCTCCGCTGGTGGGTTTTTTGCTGCTTCTTCCTGCTTTTGTTCTTGCAATTCTTCTATTTCGTCATCCGTCATGTCGGTGAATCTCGATAATATCCAGTTGTCGGTGAACATTTGCGTTTCTTTGAGAGTCCCTATTACCCCAGCCCTTGAATTCCAAGTTTCGATTCTATATAATTCATCAATGGCTGAAGAAGCTGTCATAATTACATCAAATGACGACATATCATCGGTTGTGAACCCCTTCAAAGACAGGTGCACCAAAGCTATTTTCTTTAATCCAACACTAGCCTCTTGTTGCACAAACTGGACTGCTTTCGCAAAATCAGTGTGACTCGATGACAATGATTTATCTGCGTTCGCTCCAGCCTCGTCTCCTATACCAACTCTTGAGAACGGAATCTTGAGCGGCGCAACCATCTTCTTCTTGAAATATTCAATGTCCTTGATCTGATCAAGGTTCTCAGCACCTTTCATTGTTTCAACTTTAGGACCGGTACCATCTGGGCGCTGTGGCATCCAGAAATCATCTTCCTGAATTAGCGGCGCATATCTCCAGTTCACCTCGCCGGTGGATGGGTCGAAAAATCTCTGCTTTTTAAATTGATCTGAAATTTGATGCAGGTATTGGTTGATCTGGTTGGTTGGTATGTTACCAACTGGTATGGTGAATATGCGCTTCTCAGGTGCGCGCGTGATTCTATATATTAGGGCAGCATCTTCCATCAACCTCAATCTGCGGAAATCTTTACGGGCGCCATCTAGTAGGGATCGTCCATAAGGCGCGTATATGTTTTCGTATGACATTAATCTTAGATGCATAACCTGCCACGGATGTAAAAATAGTGGCTCGGTCATCAATTCATCGGTGAAAAAGAACCCAACAAGATCACCATATTTAGTTTCTACTCTCAAGAAACTAAATATATTGAATGGTCTATATGACGCAACTTCAGTTCTGTTTTCGTTGGGGATTATTTCGGCGGCAAAATCACCATATTTGCATAAATATCTAATCATTGGCCGCAATTTGTGGTCGATGTTCAGAATGTCGTAAAATAACCTTTCGAGTTCCTTTTTAACATCTGCGTTTTTAGCTCTAATCGATATGACATGTTTCTTCTCTGGGTCCGTCTGGCAATTGTGAACTATAACCCATGATTTATCTGTACCCGCAGCAAAACAATAGTGGTCAGGTACTTCAATGTCATATACTTCTTTGGCAACTCCGGATTCAACAACCGATATTACTTTATGATTAACAAAAGATTTTTCTAAATATCTCTTCTGAACTGATATTGGTCTACAATCATTGCAATATATACTATATGAACAATAATTTTTGAGGAATTCAGATATCGGCTTGGTGCAACCACAATTTGTACAAATTCTATCTCTAACCGCTTCATTATTTTTATATGATAATCTCTTGCTATTTATCCTTCTAGTCATATAAATTGGATCAGTCTTGTGTGATTGATGCCAGGTTTTTAAATATTCTTTCTTGCATTCTGAACATTGTCTCTTGACACCGGCTAATTTAATACCACATTTGCAATGGTGATATTTGGATTTGAATGACTTCCAGTTCAGACCATTTTCTTTGAGAACTCTATTGAATACCCTTTGTCCTATTGATAGGAATGCACATACAGATCGGGCATTTGAAAAATTGTCA